TAGGAATAGGCACAAGGCAGCAACTGCACCTAACCTTATTCATAGTCTAGATGCTTCACTACTACACTTAAGTGTTAAGAGGTTTAACGAACCCATCGCACTAATACATGACTCAGTACTATGTAGAGCTACTGATATGTCTTTACTGTCTACTATAGTCAGGGAAACATATATGCATCTCTTTGCTGAACATGATTACCTAACAACCTTCGCTCAACAAATTGAGGCGGAGACTGACCCACCGATCATAGGAGATCTTGAACCGAGATCCGTGATTGATTCCACTTATTTTTTCTGCTAATGGCAAGAACAATTCACAAAACTGAAAACCCTGTAACACTTGAGGGATTCCAAGCAATACTAGCACCTAGTAAATTTGGTTATTCACTCTCGGCTGTAGTTGATAACGATGTTATCGACAAATTAGAAGATGAGCGAGCTGAAGTCCTTAAATGGGCGGAGTCTAAGCTCAAAAATCCGAAACGCTCCACGCTCAAACCCGAGCCATGGGAAGAGGTTTCAAAGGATAAGTATAAATTAAAATTCTCTTGGAATGAAGAGACTCGTCCTCCAGTAGTCGACACGGAGGGAACTCAACTTACTGATGTAAAAATACCTTTATATGCAGGATCTACTGTTAAACTGGGTTTCTATCAAAAACCATATATTCTTAGGGATGGGGTTACCTATGGTAGCTCTCTTAAGTTGGTTGGTGTACAAGTTATCTCAGTAAAAGGTGAGGCTGGAGTAGATACAGGAGACTTAGACGCTAATGAAGTTGCCGAGTTATTTGGTAAGTCTTCAGGATACAAGGCGGCTGACCCTAATGTAGTTCCAGATACCACACCTAGTTCCGTTGAAGATGACGAAGACGACTTCTAAATTCAAATCCAAGTTAGAGGAGAGAATAGCTACTCTCTTCGTAACGCTTGGAGTTAAGTACGAATACGAGTCTGAAAAGATATCTTATACAATTCAACATCACTATTGCCCTGACTTTATACTTCCTAATCATGTATATTTGGAAGCTAAAGGTTATTGGGCACCGGCTGATAGGCGTAAGATTTTAGCCGTGAAGAAGGATAATCCAGACATGGACTTACGTATGGTATTCCAAGCACCTTACAATAAAATAAATAAAAATAGTAAGACTACCTATGCAATGTGGTGTGAAAAACATGACATTCCATGGACAGCTTACCATGACATACCTATTGATTGGTTAACATGACCGAGAACGAGTTCGTAAGACATATAGCTTGCGACAACTGTGGTTCATCAGATGCAAATTCCTTGTATTCTGATGGACACACTTACTGCTTCGTCTGTCATAATGTCACGGACGGAGATAAACCTATTCACAATAACAGAATGCAAGGAGCTGTCTACCTTACAGGATCAGCCGAACGGCTAAAAAAACGCAATATTTCTGAAAAAACTAACAAATTTTATCAGATACACATTGATGGTAATGAACTGAAGTTCCCTTACCACGATGAATCAGGAGTATTGCAAGGTATAAAAACCAAAACAAAGAAAAAAGACTTTCGTTATGAAGGAGTTTCCACTAATACCTTATTCGGTCAGCATCGTTTCCCTACTACTGGTAAACGTATTGTTGTTACTGAAGGTGAACTAGACGCCGCCTCATGCTATGAAGCCATGCCTTCGTGGCCGATGGTCTCACTACCTCATGGAGCTGCGGCAGCTAAAAAGGATATCCAAAAACAGATACCTTTATTTCAAGGTTATGAGGAAATTATCTTATTTTTCGATAATGATGAAGCAGGTATTAAAGCAGCATCTGAAGCTGCATCCGTATTACCTCCCGGAAAAACAAAGATAGCTCGTCTGGAAGCATACAAGGATCCTTCAGAAGCCTTGCAAGCCAACGACTCTGACGCAATTAGAAAAGCTATCTGGGATGCTAAACCTTACCGACCAGATGGTATTGTTGAAGGTAAATCATTATTAGAATTAGTTACAACACCCACACCACCTGCAGATCACGAATATCCATTTCAAGGACTTAACGATATGCTGCATGGCATTAGGTACCAAGAGTTAATCACAATAACAAGTGGCTCAGGTATTGGTAAATCAAGTTTCTGCCGACAAATTGCTGCAAAACTCTTAGATAATGGAGACAAAGTAGGCTACTTAGCTTTAGAGGAATCTAACAGACGAAGTGCTTTAGGACTAATGTCATGTGCATTAGGAAAATCTTTACACATAGGAGATCATGAACAAACAGAATTGGCAGACGCTTTTCGCTCTACTATGGAACATTGGAATTTATTCCTGTTTGATGGTTTTGGTTCGTATGATCCTGACACAATTTACTCTAGGATCGAATACCTTGCCTGTGGATTGGAATGTCGTATTGTATTCCTAGACCACTTGAGTATATTATTGTCTGGTTTAGATGGGGATGAGCGTCGTATGTTGGATCAAACTATGACTAAGTTAAGGTCATTAGTTGAACGTACTGGCATTACATTATTCCTAGTATCACATTTACGGAGGAGTAACAATGATAGGACTTCGCACGAAGAGGGAGGAAAAGTATCCCTCAGCCAACTTAGAGGATCTCATAGCATTGCTCAACTCAGCGATAGCGTCATCGCTTTGGAGCGAGACCAGCAGAGCGAAAATGATAGAGACGTTACCACTCTTAGAATTATTAAAAACCGTTATTCAGGAGAGACTGGATTCGCAGGTAAAATAAAGTACAATTTAGCTACATCGAGGTTTACTGAACATGAAACTACGACAACACCAATTTTCGACCCAAGCACAGATTTCTGAATTGAAACGCCCTAACCCACCTACCAAAGATGCAATCCACCGAGCAAAATTTAAAGACAGAACCTTCAGCTGGGACAACAGTAGTAATAGACCTAGAAACAAACGGTCTGCTTAAGAATACAAGTACAATTCATTGTATTGTTATTCATGACGTAGAAACAGGACTTACTGAACGTTTTAATGATACAGGTTCTGAAGAATCAATAATTAGAGGTGCTCAACATATTGAGTTAGCTGATAGAATTATTGGTCATAATATTATAGGATTTGATTTACCTATAATAAAAAAAATGTATCCATGGTTTGAACCTAAAGGTGAAATTATAGATACACTTGTCTTATCTCGACTGTATCATCCAAATTTAATGGAGATAGACAAAAGAAGAAATTGGAAACATATGCCGTTACAATTATATGGTAGACATTCACTCGAAGCATATGGGTAC